ACTCAGCACGCGGCAGGTCACATCAGAAAGTTATTTTTGTAAATATAATATATTGAGGTTTAATGCCAAAATCACCAAAGAAACCATGCACAACGGCAGGATGTAAGTCTTTTGCGGAAATAGGCGGAAAGTGTGTTCCCTGTAAGGAAAAGATCGATAGGGAATATGAATTATCCCGTAAACCGTCTAATAAACGGGGCTATGATTATTATTGGCGGAAGGTAAGGGATGTGAAGCTCAACAGGAACCCGTTATGCGAACGGTGCCTACTCGAAGGCAGGGAGGTTCCGGCAGATTTAGTCCACCACAAGAAGTCTGTGGAGTCGGCCCCTGAGTTGCGTCTGACTCTTGGTAATCTGGAAAGCCTTTGTACGGGTTGCCACGAAGAGGAACATGGGTCTGACAGGTGGAGGGTGAGATAGTTTTGGAGCCTACGATTCCAACAACCGTTTTATTGACAAGCAAGACAAGGGAATCTCTTACGGTGATGGCTAAGGAATGTGGTTTATTCCCGTCACAGCTAACGAGATTGGTAATAGAGAGGGAGGTAGCAACATGGGAGCATCAACGGCTGGACGAAAAGTCGTCCCAATCGGAATTAAGCAAGCAAAGGGAACCTATAGAAAGGACCGTGATAAGAAGGCAGCGCCCCCGTCGGAAGAGAAACCCGTTGCCCCAAGCTGGCTAAACGAGAGGGCAAAAGAAATATTCGACGAACTAACAAAGCGGCTTGAGGAACAGTCAAGGGCGTCGGCAACATATACCGAGTCACAGGCGTTGTTGGCGTCAAGATTAGAAGAAGTAGAGCGGTTCGACAAGATGTTGAATGAGGACAAGGACAACGGTTATCTTTATAAATCCGTTAATTCTTACGGTGATGATGTATTGAAGGAGCATCCAGCGGTTAAGTTGCGAGAGAAGGCTTTCCGACACGCTCAGTCCCTATTGGACAGCTTCGGCCTTCTTCCCGTGAGTTCCGGTAAAGTCGGTGGAGCTAAAGACAACCCCCCATCAAACCCTTTTGAACAGTTTTAATTAATGACGTATTCTCAGGTAGCAAAGAAATATTGCGAAGATATTACAAGCGGCAAGATAAAGGCGTGTAACTATGTCAAACTTGCTTGCCAAAGACACCTAACAGATCTCAAGCGCCAGTCAGATTCAGATTTCCCATATCACTATGACAATAAGAAGGCTGAACGCCGTTGTGCGTTTTCTGAGAAGTTCCCTCATGTCAAGGGTAAGTGGATGGGGCAGAAGTTCAAGTTAGAGCCGCATCAGGTTTTCATCCAATGTGCTATTTGGGGGTGGGTAAAAAAGAAGAACGGGATGCGAAGGTTCCGAACGGCGTTTATTGAGGAGCCTCGTAAGAACGGGAAAAGTTTTTTGGCCGCAAGTACCGGACTTTACATGCTATCTGCCGATGGAGAAAAGGGTTCTGAAGTTTATTCGGGAGCTTCAACAGAGAAGCAGGCGTTAGAGGTTTTCCGTCCAGCGTGGCAGATGGCGAAAAATACCCCCGAATACATGAACCACTTCAATGTATCTTTATCAGGAACCCCCCGTAACCCCACCAGCATCTATCAGTTATCAGACATGTCTCGTTTTGAACCCGTCGTGGGTAATCCTGGCGACGGCGCAAGCCCTCACTGCGCAATTATAGACGAATACCATGAGCATAGAACCGATGTCCAATACGCAGCTATGGATACCGGAATGGGTTCACGCCAGCAAGCCCTCATGTTTGTAATCACAACGGCGGGAACGGATACATCCTCACCCTGTTACGACATGCACTTGAGGGCGACTAAGGTTTTGGACGGAACGCTTGAAGATGACTCATTCTTTGCAATTATTTATAGCATAGACCCCGAAGAGGATTGGAAAGACTTTAGTGTATGGAAGGCAGCCAACCCTAACTTTGGGGTTTCGGTTGATGAGGATTATCTCTACCAGAAGTACACAGAGACAATGACCAATGCCGAAAAGCAGAATATCAATCTGTGTAAGCACCTGAACGTCTGGACCAACGCAGGTGTGGCTTGGATGAATATGGCAAAGTGGGCCGCGTGTGTGGACACTTCGTTAAGGATTGAAGATTTCAAAGGGAAGTCGTGCTACGTTGCGCTTGACCTTGCAAACAAGATTGATATTTGCGCCCTGATGATTCTCTTTCCGGTCGAATCTGGATTCGTTGCCTTTGGCCGTTACTACCTGCCCGAAGAAACCGTTATCCTCCCCGGAAATGAGCATTACGTCAAATGGGTTAAAGAGGGTCACATTATAGAGACTCCTGGCGCAAGGACAGACTTTAAGTACATCGAAGACGACTTACGCAAGATAAACGCTGAACACCCCATTCAAGAACTTGCCTTCGACCCCCACGAAGCAACATACCTCATCAATAACGTCATGGAGTGGGCATCGTTTGAGTGCATTGAGATCAATCAAGGCCCATCGTTAATGTCGGAACCCATGAAGGAATTAGAAGCGTTGATTTATTCACAGAAGATACGATCTAACGGCGATCCGGTGTTAAATTGGATGATGGGCAATGTCGTAAAGAAGAAAGGCCGTAATGCTGGCCCGATAAAGACTTATTACCCCACCAAGGAACGTAATGAAAACAAGATAGATGGGCCGGTGGCTTTAATTATGGCGGTAAGACAGGCGATGTTGAAGGGCGTTCCCCAGAGGTCTTCTTATGAGGGGTTGAGCGTCGAAGAGATTGTGAACAGGTTGTCACTTTAGGAGGGGGAATGGTAATCAACGGTGATTGCTTAGACATAATGCCTACGTTAGCGGAAAAGTCAATAGATTTAATCCTTTGCGACCTCCCTTACGGCACGACCGCCTGTAAATGGGACACAATCATCCCCTTTGAACCTCTTTGGAAGCAATACAAGCGATTGATTAAGGACAACGGGGCGATAGTCTTGACGGCAAGCCAACCGTTTACAAGTGCGCTGGTGATGAGTAATACAGCCATGTTCAAATATGAATGGATTTGGGAAAAGGATAAGCCGAGCAATTTTGCTTTAGCCAATAGACAAGCGATGAAATACCATGAAAACATTTTAATATTTAGCAATGGTACTGCTCCGTATAACAAGCAAGTTACTTCCGGGCATAAGCCGATGAATGCACAGGCAAGTTATGGGCGAACCTTCCACGGATCGGTTCCCTCCCTAAATGTAGCGGAAAGATACGCAGGTGGAAAGACTGAGCGTAATCCGTCGTCTATTATAAAAGTAAACACGGTAAAACATAATTCGCCAGACCGTAGCGGATTTCACCCCACCCAGAAACCCGTCGCCCTGTTTGAATATCTTATCCGCACCTATACGAATGAAGGAGACACGGTGCTTGATAATTGCGCGGGAAGTTTTACCACAGCCATTGCCTGTATCAATACGAACAGGGAATATATCTGCATTGAGAAAGACGAGAAGTATTTTGAGGTTGGCAAGAACCGGATTGCAAACTACGAACCATTGCTTCAGATGATGAATACGTAAAAAACATAAAGGGAAAGGAGAAAGACCATGCCTGCAATATATACTTGCGATATATGTGGCCGTGAAGATGCAAGCGAGGATTATAATGGCGTAATTTTATGTTCATACCATAGAGTAGAATATGATCTTAAATGTTTAAAGCAATCTTATGAAGAAAAACTTCAATGGCTTAAAAAGACCCACCTACTTGAACTGATAAATTATAAAAAGCAAATCAAAGAGAAAGAGGCGTGGCTGTTTGATAATCAGTTAATTGAGAGTTCGGGGAGGAAGAAATGAAAGATAAGGCATACACAGTTAAAGAAATAGACGACTTGCGTAGGGCCTGTGAAACCCGATGGCTATTCGGTTCTACTATCGCAGTCCAATCACCACAACTTAGCCGTTCATATGGAGAATCGGAAAAGACAAAATGTGTAGAGGAAATAGTGAGAACCTACATGTTAGCGGGAATAATAGCTGAAGATCTCTATAACGAAGATAGGGGGCTGGCTAATAAGCGGTGAAAGACTATAAGAAAAAGGAGGCTAAATGAACGAACTACCGAACAAGCAGTTATTACTTGTAGGGGAGGTGGCGGCATATTTTAGGGTCTGTGACCGGACTATCCGTAATTGGGTAAGGGATGGTGAGCTTGTATCGGTAAAGAAGGGTAATACCAGACGGATTACCCGTGAGTCAATTTTGGCTAAGGACAAAAGGCCAGTTGCGGTTGACTGATTTCCGCTACTTTCCACTGCTTTCCACGTATCGTATCTCTATGAATAAAAAGGCTTGATTAGGGATAAACTACCTTAGATAATAATAAAAATTGTTCCATATTCGGGGCGACGCTTGATTAATAAAGACAAATTGAAGCTGAACATGGCAAAGGCTGTTAATTCTTTTCTGTCGCTTTGCACGCCAGTTCTGGATGTACGGTTGGCCCTATTCTTGGGTGGCCTGTTAATGCTCGGATATGGGCTTTACATATTGTATCCGTGGCTTTCTTTTACCGTTTGCGGCTCAATATTAATGGTTGTAGGCTGGCTTATGGAGGATTCTAAGCAATGAGTTTTATGTCTCGGCTACCGAGGCCGAAAGCAATGAGTAGCCATGAACTGTCTAAACTAATTACTGAATACTTCGGCGGTGGAATGACTTCCTCTGGGATTGCTATTAACTCCGACAACGCCATGCGGATGATGACCGTCTTCAACTGCGTCCGTGTCTTATATAACTGCGTATCACAAATGCCCTGCCAACTTATGCAGGAAGTTGACGATGTAAAATCAAAGGCAAAAGACTTCTATCTTTATAAAATTCTCAGCAAACGGCCTAATCAATGGATGACAGCCCCGCAATTCTACGGGTTGGTGATAGTCCATATCTGTCTTCGCGGCAATTTCTACGCCTTTATTTCCAGAGTAAACGGAAAGATTCGGGAGTTGCTTCCTATCCATCCAGATAGGGTTGTTGAGGTTTCACAAGGCGAAGATTGGTCTATTGTCTATAAGATAAGAACCCCATCTGGAGCGATTAAAGACTATTCCGCTGATAAAATTCTTCACATCAGGGGAATATCATATGACGGATTTACGGGACTTAACCCCATCGAATACGCACGAGAGTGCATTGCTCTTGGCAAGGCTGGAGAGAAATTCTTAGGAAGCTATTTCGGAAGGGGAATGCACCCCGGAGCTATCATAAAACATACGGGGGTACTCGACCCTCAAACTCATGCAAACATGAGGGAAGCGTTAAAGCAAAAATACGCTGGCCTTAACAAGTCTCAAGACCTCATGCTTCTTGAAGAAGGAATGGATATTGCCTTCCCCCCGATTAAATTAGTCGATCAGCAATTCATTGAGGAGCAACGATTCACGGAGTCACAGATTTGCGGGATGTTCGGTGTCCCTCTAATGTTTATCCAGGCCGGGGACAATCCCGAAACATACGCAAGCGCGAGTGAGTTTAAGCGTACCTTCGTTGACCTTACTTTGGCACCCATAGCGGTTAATTTTGAAACGACACTTGATATATCATGTCTTACCGACACGGAACAGGACCGTTATTACTCTAAGTTTAACCTCAATTCGCTTCTCAGGGGGAATATCACGGAACGCTATGCGGCATATGCAGTCGGGGTCACAAATAAGTTTTTAAATGCCAATGAAGTTAGGGGACTTGAGGATTTAAACCCACGCGAAGGTGGGGAAATCTATGAGAACCCCAATACATCGGCAACACCTACGCCAAATCCCAACCAAAACTCCAATCAAGGAGGCGCACGGTAATGGGCGGCAGGCAAGAGTATATGAAAAAATATTGCGAGGACCATAAAGAGCAATTAGCAGCTTACAGCAAAGCCCGCTATGAAGCCAACAAGGAAACTATTTCTCAGAAGCAGAAGGAATACCGCGAGGCCAATAGAGAATTAGTAGCCGCGCAGAGGAAGATTTATTATGAAGCAAACAAAGAGACATTGTTAGAAAACAATAAAGAATATCGGAAAAGAAATAAGGAAAAAATTTCTGAAAGATCAAAAGAATACCGTATCGCAAATATAGAAAAAGAATTGGCCCGTTCACGAAATCATTATTACCTGAACCGCGAAAAATATATTGCGATGGAGCGGCAGCGTTATGAGGCCAATAAGGAAAAGCATCTTGAGCAATCAAGAGCGTGGGCCGAGGCACACCCAGAAAAACGGCTTGAAATATCACGCAAATATAATCGCAAATTAAGAAGTACCCCGAAGGGAAATTTGAGCAGCACAATATCAAAAAGGATGAATGAATCTCTTCGCAAAGGAATGAAGGCTGGCCGTCATTGGGAGGCATTGGTTGACTTCTCGGTTGACCAACTAAAAACTCACCTTGAAAAACTATTCCAGCCGGGAATGACTTGGGGGAATTACGGAACCGTCTGGCATATAGATCACAAAATACCTGTCGCGGCTTTCAATTTTGAAAGCCCAGACGATATTGATTTTAAGGTTTGCTGGTCACTAAAAAACCTTCAGCCGCTTGATGCGAATAAAAACATGAGCAAGCGAGACAAGGTAGAAAAACCGTTTCAACCCGCATTGGCAATAGCGGTTTAAACAGGAGGCAAGGAAGAAAATGAATCTATCATACCGCAACGAAAGAAATGCACGGGCAATCGCAGCTTATTACAATAAGCCGATTGACAAGCCGGATTGGTACAGCATCAAAAATTCGGCAGATTCAGATGAGGCTACAATACTAATCTACGACGCCTTGGGCTTTCCTTTCAATGATGCCTATGGGTTGGTTCGTGAGGTAGAGGGTTTAAAAGACAAGAAGATTCGTGCCAGGATTAACTCTCCGGGCGGCGATCTGGTAGATGCCGTCGCCATTTACCGCGCTTTTCGTGAGCATGGGAATGTTACCACAGTAATAGAATCAATGGCGGCAAGTTCGGCAACACTCCTTGTTCTCGGCGGTAAAGAACGTCTCGCCTATAATTCCAGCACCTTCATGGTGCATGAGCCGTGGGTTGTTGCGGCTCCTAATATCTACGAACTTGACGAACTGCGGGATGTCCTGGGGCATTTCAGTTCCGTTCTCGTTGATATTTACGCTGAACACTCCACTATGGGAAAGCGTGAGATTAAACAGTTGATGAAAGGAAGTGATAAGGCTGATGGAACCTTCATCAACGCTAAACGTGCCAAGGAATACGGATTCATCGACAAGATAATTGAATCAGGCAAGGGTGCAAAGGCTGAGTTTGATCTGTCCGTCTTTGCCAATATCCCCAATGAGTTCAAGGAGAACAAGGAATTAACGGAACGGGATGCCGAGCGGATTCTGCGAGATGCAGGATTTTCTCGTAGTAAAGCCAAGGCTGCTATTGCGAAAAGCAAAGCGGTTGAGGATAATAGTGATTCTACTGACGGCAAGGAGATTGAGGACATGAAAGCGGAGGTCGGAAAACTGATCTCTATCTTTCAGCCAAAGTAACTAAAATTTAGGGTTTCCCCTTACGGTCGGCCAACTGTAAGTGGACGATAAAGAAAGAATTAAGCCGGGCAATGTAGGTGCCTACATCATCTACTATGTCCGGCTTTTTCTTTGCCCGCATACCAAAGGGAGGAATTAAAATGGAAGAGTTAAAGAAAGTCATTAACGATCTTGGCAAGACTTGGGAGACTTACAAGGCAGAGAACGACAAGCAGATTGCGGAACTTAAGGCCGGAAAGAGCGACCCCATTCTTGCGGAGAAGATCGAGAAGATCAACGCCGACCTGAGTAAGATTTCTGATCTGAAACAGCAGCTTGAGGCTCTTGAGACGAAGGTTGCCCGTGGCGAGTTTCAGGGTGGCGGAAGCGAAGTGGTCGATAAGATCAAGGCGCAGCACAAGGACGCTTTTGAGAAATGGTTCCGTAAGGGCGGCGATGCCAACCTTGAAGCCGTTAAGACGCTCCAGGTGCAGGCCGGTCTTTCTACGCTGTCTGACCCCGACGGTGGGTTTATTGTTACCCCGCCTGAGTTCGATCAGGCCATTGACCGCGTTGCCGGGATGACCTCTGTAATGCGGCGCATTTGTACCGTTCAGAGCATCGGTACTGACACCTACAAGAAGCTGGTCAATCAGGGCGGCTCTACCTCTGGGTGGGTTGCTGAGAAGGCTTCCAGAACTGAAACCAGTACGCCTACGCTGAAGGAAATAGCAATCAACACCAAGGAAGTCTATGCGGAACCGGCTACGACACAGATCATGTTGGACGACTCCATGTTCGACATCGCTAACTGGTTGGCTAATGAGGTTTCCATTGAGTTTGCCGAGGAAGAGGGCGACGCCTTCATCAACGGTAATGGTGTTGAGAAACCTCACGGAATCGCCGCCTATCCCATGATTGCCGACTCGTCTTATTCTTGGGGCAAGGTTGGTTACACTGTAAGCGGCCACGCCACCACGATTAACAACGTCGATAAGATCATGGATGTTGAGCTTTCCCTGAAGCCCATTTACTTGAACGGTGCTTCGTGGCTGATGAACCGCGCTACTGCCGGTAAACTTCGCCAGTTGAAAGACGGCGATGGCAACTACATCTGGAGGCCCGGAATGGAAGCGGGAGCGCCCAATGTCCTGTTTGGCTATCCGGTGAACCTGGATGACAACGTGGATAATATCGGCGCGGGAAAATATCCCGTCTTCTTCGGAAACTTCAAGCGTGCCTTTCTGATCGTTGACCGCATGGGCATTAGGATTATCCGCGACAATCTGACCTCCAAGGGCAATGTCCTCTATTATTGCACAAAAAGAGTAGGTGGAGGCATCACCCTTTTCGAGGGGATTAAGGCTTTGAAGGTCTCTGCTTAGGAGCGTGTCAACGAAAGGAAGTAAAAACAAGGCTACGCTTGGTCGTAGCATACGAATTAGGAGGTAAAAACCCATGAAAGATTTATACAGCAAAATTACTCCGGTGGCCGCTATTGCGCC